AATGTAGCCACTCTTCAAGGTTTTAATGATTTATCAGATTGGGGCGCAGATAGTATCAGGTGTAATATTGGCGGTGGATCGATATGTTCCACGCGAATTCAAACTGGACATGGTTTACCAGGATTGCAAACAATCATGGATTGCGCTAGAAGCGATAGAGATACTAAAATTATTGCTGACGGAGGTATTAGATCCAGCGGCGATATTGTTAAAGCTTTGGCCGCTGGAGCAGATTTTGTTATGCTCGGATCCATGCTGGCAGGAACAGAAGAATCGCCCGGAAAAAAGATGTACACTCTTGGCGGCATTAGAAAAGAATATCGCGGCATGGCCAGTAAGGATGCACAAATGGACTGGAAGGGTCAATATAGTTCTGATGAGGGCATATGCACCTCGGTTGATTATAAGGGTCCAGTTGATTCTATTCTTAAAGATTTGCGAAGAGGTATTGTTTCAGGCTTATCTTATTCAGGAGCTAGAACAATTGAAGAACTGCAGTCCAAAGCAGTGTGGACTTCTCAGACAAATGCTGGTTTGTTGGAGGGTCGTACCCATATCTTAGGAGCGAACTAAATTGCCAAACTACGGAAACGCGACTAAGAAAATTTGCTTCGATGACTAAGAAAATTTGCTTCGATAGCACAGATAAGCTTCATGCTGATTTGAAAATATGCTTGCATTATGATGATATTAAAATCCGTGAATTTTTTAATGAAATTGTAAAAGGGTATGTAGAAAAGAATGATAAAATTTTAGCTTTTGTTGACGAGATAAAAGAAAAAAAGGCGATATCAAAGAACAAACGCGGCAAAGTCGAGCGCGCCCGAACCAAGGAAAAGAATGTAGTTAAGCAGTTTGGCTTAAGTGAAAATGAAATTGAAAATATATTTGACATACTAGAAAAGGAAAATCCAGAATTATGAATAAATGCGCGAAGAGTTGTTTAAAACGAAATGCATCTTGCAAAGAACGCAAATGTAGAATGTGGGTAGATTACGGTGATGATTTAAATTGTACTTTAATCACTGTTAACAAACATGGCAAAATGACATTAGAAGAAGTAGCTAAAAGAGTAAATTTAAGTTTTGTCCGTGTAAAACAAATTCAAGACAAAGCCATGCAAAAAATGAAAAAAAAAAGTTCTTTAATATATTGAACACTATTTATACAAGAGATATGTGTGCTGTAATAAAGGAGCAAAAACATGAAAGATAAAAAATTGTTAAACGAGACGCAGGTTAAGCGTTTTATGAAATTGGCGGGAAATCATGCACTCTCGGAGACTTTTGTTGGTAATCTTTCAGAAGAAGGCCTTTATAAGGATGACGAGCTAGCGCCAGAGCCTTCTCTCGATGAGCTACCTGGAGAAGAGTTGGGTGGTGATGAAGAAGCGCCTTTAGAAGAGCCCTTGGAGGGTGGAGAAGAGGTTGCAGATGCCGGCCCGATGTCCAAAGTTCGCGATATTGTAGCTGATGCTGTTATGGATGCGCTTTCAGGTGCCGTTGAGACTGGTGAATTAGATATTAGTGAAGAGGAGCCAGCAGAAGGACTTCCCGGCGAAGAGGCTGAAGGACTTCCCGGCGAAGAGGCTGAAGGGCTTCCCGGCGAAGAGGTTGAAGAGCCCATGGGCGCCGCCCTGGAAGAGGCCGATATAGACTATCTCGACGAAGAAGAAGTTGTTAATGAAACACTTAAAAGAATTGCTGCACGTTTAGTTAAAGAATCTAAGAAAGAAAAGTTAATCGATCAGTTGACTGCTCGTATTTCCAAACGATTAAAGTAAGACGATGGCTGAATTTTTGTGGTTTATTGGTGGGGCTTTAACCTATAAAGCTCTATCAAAGCTTTTAAGAATTAGCCACACCGTACATCTCATTCGAGAAATTCAACTCAATGTTATCAAATTTTTGGCTTCGGCAGTGCAAGACGTTGCTTTTATTCATTCCCTGAAATATAAACTGATGACTGACGCAGAGTTTTCAGAGGACTATGTTCTCAACGAAAAGAAGAGTGATGAAAAAGATTATATTTTTTGGAAAAATGATGTAGTCAAGAGGCTTTATTCGTCCGTTTCGCCATCAATAGCAATACACATATCCTCCAAGGATTGGCGGGAGCTTGTTGACGTACTAGATAAATACTATAACAAAAATGAAACATAGCATGTATATGGACTGGCTTAAAAACGAAGGCGCAATAACGCATGAGGATAATGTAATTCATGCGGAGCGCGCATTTTTAGCGAATTCTATTCTAAGATGGTGCACTGAGAGGGCGAAAGGAGAAGGCTTTAGCAGAGCGCAGGCTTACGAGTACCTAAAAATTTTACGCTTCTACGTCAAAAAAAAGATTGACCTTTGCTGGCAGGATGGTATAATTACTGTTAGTACTGATGAAGAATCAGCACCAACCACCGGTGGAGGACCAGATAATGCATGCAGCGGCATGGAGACTTCGAACGGAGAATAAAACAGAATTCACGTATACATTACAGGTAGAAAGTGTAAAAGGGATTCGAGCAAAAAACAAGGTATTAAAAGCCGTGCAAGGATGGCGAAAAATTGCAGAAGGTTATAATAAGAAAAGAAAAGAAGAAATATTAATTTTTATTCGAGAGTTTGATACAATGGAAGAATGGATCAAATGGGCTAAGAAATTCCCATTTGCCCTTAAAGAGTTCAACAGAAATAATCGACCTAAACCAATTAAGCTTGGAATAGAGGCCAAAGAAGCAATGTATTGAAAAAAACAGAATTGATAACTACTTTAGCGAATTCAAAAACCAAAAAAAACAAAGATAAAGACAAAGACAAAGAAGTAGCTCCTTACTTTATACTGAGTCCTTCTTCTGATGAATCTCCCAAGCTAAGAATGATTGGCTTGTATGAAGATTTAAATAATGAAAAGGTGGGAGATATTTGCACTGCCTTTCTCGCATTAAAAGAGATGGGCAGGCGAGAAATATACGAAGACCCTGAAGATTTTCAATCTCCAATTAAAGAAATAGTTTATGACCCAATTGATTTTTATATTTCCACACCCGGAGGCTTGGCCTTGGGAATGTTTGCCGTATATGATGTAATGCGAATGATTCGTGAAGATTGCGAGATACGCACTTATGGCTTCGGCCGCGTTATGTCTGCTGGTGTGCTGCTTCTTGCATCTGGCACACGCGGCAAAAGGAAAATTGGTAAAAATTGCCGCGTTATGTTACACGCTGTAGCCGGCGGGAATTGGGGCCCCATTTATAATTTAGAAAATGAAATGGAAGAAATACGGTGGATTCAAGAACAATATACTCAGGCTTTAGNAAATGAAACGCATTTGACAAAGAAGCACATAAAAAAAATGCTGGACAGAAAAATGGATGTTTATTTAAACGCACAGCAAGCCGTAGAATACGGAATTGCAGATGAAATCATATAAAAGGATATACTATGGGTTATTTTAAAGCAGAATATATATGGGTAGATGGCACAGAGCCAACTCCCCAACTTAGATCTAAAACAAAAATTATTAATGATTCTGAAAAATCGCAGGACTTGCCTGTTTGGGGTTTTGATGGTTCTAGTACCAACCAAGCTGATGGTGGGAATTCAGATTGTGTATTAAAACCAGTTTTTGTTTGTCCTGATCCTATGCGCGCTGCCGGCGATAAATTAGTTTTATGCGAAGTTTATAACGTCGATGATACGCCGCATGCAACTAACACTCGGGCATTGCTTAGGGGAACACATGAGAAATACAAGGAACGTGAATTTTGGTTTGGGTTAGAACAAGAATATACTTTTCTTAATGGTATCAGCAACATGCCTCTCGGATTTTTTCAAGCTCGGAGACAAAAGAAGGGATTTCAAATGTCAGAAAATGGCATGGCTCCAATTGATAACATTCTAGATCAGGGGCCATATTATTGCAGTGTTGGCACAGGCCTGGCGGTTGGCCGGCCAATTGCTGAGTCGCACCTTGAGGCATGCCTGCTAGCAAATTTACAAATATCTGGTATTAATGCAGAAGTCATGCCTGGCCAGTGGGAATTTCAGGTTGGACCTCTTAATCCGTTAGAGGTTTCTGATCAGCTATTAATCGCGCGCTGGCTGTTGGAGAGGGTCGCAGAAGATTATAATGTTGCTGTCTCGCTGGATCCTAAACCTGCGGACGGTGATTGGAATGGCGCAGGTTGTCACACAAATTTTTCCACAAAGGAAATGAGAGAATCATATGACGCATGCGAAGAAGCAGCTAAAGCGCTGGGAGAAACGCATCGGCTACATGTTCGCAACTACGGACGTGATATTGAAAAAAGATTAACAGGGAAACATGAGACGTGTTCCTACAAGGAATATAAATATGGAATTTCAGATAGGACAGCGTCCGTTAGGATTCCGTGGCAAGTTAAGAGGGATGGCAAAGGTTATATTGAAGACCGAAGACCAAATGCAAATTGCGATCCTTATGTGGTTACACGATTGATTGTCGAAGCAGTGTCTTGATGGAGTAAAACATGCCAATTCATAATAAAATATTCTACAATAAATCTTCAGCAGCTAAACTTGGATGGGAACCGTCATGGTTTGGTGCAAAAGATTTTGACGAAACACTAATTAAAAACATAAAGAAGTTCCAAAGAGAACATGAGTTAACAGCAGATGGGCTTTGTGGACCAATGACTTATCGCCGCATAAACACTAAACGTGAATTCGAGCACGAGATAGAAGATCGACCGGAAGGTGATTTTATTATTTGTGATGGTGAGAGGGTGCCTATTAATTGGGATGTTATAAACATATTAGATGAAGATAATTATGCACTACCAGCCAATTGTTACCGTTCTTATAAACCTAAAAAAAGAAACATTTCGATGATAGTTACTCACTGGGATGTGTGTTTGAGTGCTCGTTCGTGTCGCAAAGTTTTAAAGAGAAAAGGAATTTCAAGTCATTTTGTAATTGATAATAACGGCACTATATGTCAAATGGTCGACCCACAACATGAAGCATGGCATGCCGGCATTCGTAAAATAAACAAAGCATCCATAGGAATTGATTTCAGCAATGGTTATTATACAAAATACAATGGATACTACAGAAAAAGAGGGTTCGGCTCTCGACCTGTGCTAAGAAAAGTGCCTGTTCACAGAGCGGTACTTAAAGAATTCTTGGGCTATTACCCGGTCCAAATCCAAGCCTACGAAGCTTTGCTAAAGTGCTTGCATAAACATTATGGGATTCCCATGGAGTGCCCCCTGAAGGATGATGGCAGTTTGTTTACCACAATGTATTCTCCAGCTCGCAGGGGTAAATTTAAGGGTGTTGTCAATCACTATCATTTGACGAAAAAGAAAATTGATTGTGCTGGTTTAGAAATGGACAAAATTTTACAGCGAGTTAGAGATTCAATTGAAAATGGTGACTAATTAATAATATGAGTGATATTAATAAACTAGTTGAAAATTATTTTCAATCATCAAATAACAATCTCAAGGCGTCTTCTTTTTTAAAACTAATTGAAGAAGTC